AATAACAGCAGTCGTGTCAGCAGCAGTTTGTTCAGCATTAAATTTAGAACGCTGACTAATAAGCTTCATGTGTAGTCCAATGTATGGAGTAATGTCAAGATTATTAGAAGTAGCTATGCTAAGTATCTTATCGTTTTTAGCTTTAAGCTCAGCTTCAGAAGCTGTCGTTGGGTCCATGCCAGCAATTATTTTATTAATGTCGTTAGTCGCTTCTTCTTTTTTAGCAGCGTTAAGAGCTCTAGTACCTGCCATTGTTAACTGAGCGTTCCCAGTTCTTACGCCTTCTTGTTGCAATACACGAGCTTGCTCAATTGGAGAGCCTGACATGATCTGTTCCATCATAGCGTCGCGGCGTTTTTTCTCAGCAGCCGCTGCAGGCGCTCCGCCGATAGCACCGCCAAGCTCAAACAAACCCTGACCGTAACTGGGCTGAGTTAGGGCCTGTAAAAATGATTGTCCAAATCGTGCCATTATGAAGCCCCTCCGCTAGAATTTCCACCGCCCATAAACCCGCCAAACAAACCATTGGGGCCAAACAAGGCATCAACACCGCCGCCAAGAAGCTCACCCAAACCGCCGTAGCTATCAGTAGGCGTAGCCAACGCACCTAAGAGTCCTGTTCCTAGTTGACCCATAAGGTTAGCCTGTCCCAAACCTGCACCCAGAAGCGCCTCAAGACCACCCATAGATGCTTCACCAAACAAGTTAGCACCTGCAAGCTGACCCCGCTGCTGTAACTGTGGAAACAACTGAGAGGCTTGCAGCGCCTGTAGCATCTGCGCTTGAGGCATATAACTAGCCCCTAACATTTGCTGACCAAGGGCTGCTTGCTGCGCCTGTTCGCCTCTAGCTTGTTGCATAGCGCCTAGCATCGCTGTGTTCTGCGCTTCTGCTTGTGCTTTAGCCATAGCAAGCTGCTCTGGAGTACCGCCGTACTGCGCCGTTTGTACACCTAAACGTCCCTGTGCCGCCAAACGTTCTTCCATCTCCTGCCGCTGACGCTCTTCTCCGGGCATCTGTGCGGCTCTCATCTGTTCGTATATGTCAGTCTGTCTTTGCGTTATGTCACCACCAGCAGCCTCTAACATGGACTGCGCTTGGTCGAAGATCTGTTGCTGAAACGCTTTTTCTCCCTCAGAGCCAGACATAGTTACTTGTCCTGTCTCTGGGTCATAACCAAAGATACCACCTGTCGATGTAGTCATACCGAAAGGTTGAAACTGCGTCTGAGTTAAACCTTCTTGTGCAATGCCCATTGCTCCTTGTTGAGCAGCATCACCAATAGCGCCTAGTCTGTTATAGGCATTTGCTAAAGCAGCACCTCCACCAAACATTCCTAGAATTGGTGCTAGACCGCCTAAGAAGGCTTGGAGGTCAAAACCAGTGCCGCCCATGCCTCCGCCGGGGCCACCAGTAGTACCTTCATCGGAAATAGGAGGATTAGGCTGGCCTCCTCCTTGCTGTTGTTGCATTACAGCAACAGGCACTGTGCCGGTGCCTCCTGCTTGCTGCGCCATTTGAGCGATTGCCTCTTGAACCGCCGGATCACTTATTAAACTCATAATGTTTTACCCATCAATGCTAATACGTTAATTTCCTGAATTGAAACTTCTGAACCGTTTATGTCGGATTCTACGCCTACAGTAATAATAGAACCGCCGCTAGTTGTGTTAATAGACTTACGTGTAATAGACGTGCCGCCTGAAAATGCAGCAATGTTGTACTCATCGTCTTGGTTAAAGAAAGCAATAGAACTTGTGTCAGCCCCTAGTTGAAACGAAGAAGAGTTAAAGTTATCGTTTAGATCATAAGCCCACTTTAAAAATATAGTTTCTGTTCCACCGCCTACAATAGTAGGTCGTAGTTTTTTCAGAAACTTAGTCTTAGAAGGATCACCAAAAGTCAGTCCGGGGCTAACGTACTTAAATGTGTAAGCCTCTCCCTCGTCTTGATACCCTAAATAAGTACCGATTCCGTTAGACGTTCCTGTGTACAAAGTACCGTCATCTTTTCTATGCCATGCCTCAAACTTACTAGAAGGCCAGCGGGTAACACGATAAGATCCGTTCTCTAGTTTGCCTCTTAAATCAAAACATAACGTAGTGTTTTCGGCAGGAAATGTAAGTAAGTAAAAAGAATTTTCAGGACTGTATACGCTGTTTGTAGGGTCTGCTCTGTTAGCGATAAGTGTTGACAGTTGATTTTTTACGTTTCGGCTTAAGTCAGACAGCGGCATAGATTTTTCTTGGATGACACGACCAACACTTCGTAAACCGCCGTGAGATAAAAACAATACATCAGTACCAATGTGTTGGACAGAATTTCTGCAAATACAACCAAGACCTGCTACAGTGTCTGTAATAGCCATGTTAGCCGGAGAGTTAGCGCCTCCGTAAACAATGATGCTGTGCTCGCCAAAAATAATCAGTGAATTGTTGTGCGCTGCTAGTGCTCTTACTTCATCTGCGCCGTCAGGCCAAGCCTTAGATACATCAATAGATCCGCTTGAGCCACCAGTCCAGCTATGACCAATAAGCAAGTCAGACCAATAAATAGTAGTCTTATTGTTTGTAGTGCCTACACACCAGAGTCTACCAAAAGCAGCCAAAGCCTCGTGGCAGTACTGGTTAGCGCTGACAGACGCACCAGCAACAGACGACATGGGGGTAACAGCGCCTAACGCATTGCTGTACACCAGAGGCTCGTAGCCGCGTTGAAAGAAGTAACAATGATCGTTAAAGTTTACCATCTTCCAGTTGTTAGCAGTGATGGTGTAAGTTGCAGGAGTCTCGTCTACAAGCGTAGCATCTCCCGATAGTATCTTGTTGTTCCCTGTACTGAACAACTTCTCGTTGCCAGTTTGATCGTAAAAGTAATGAATCTTGTGTATACGGTCAGAGCCTAACTCAGTCTTGTCTGTAGTAATAAGATTAATACCTTTGCGCGCACCTAAGCGTCCACGTTTGTCAATGATTGCATTGTCTGCAATTTCAGCAAACGAAGGATCTTGCGCTAACGGAGAATCTTCATCGTTGATTCCTTTAAACGCAGGTGCTACTAAGTTAATACTTTGTAGAGGCTGGGCCATTCACTAGTCTCCTACGGAGTGTACCAAACAACTTCGTCTGGATGCTTCTGTGCATCAAGAGCAATAGCGTCTGATAAGTATTTGTCTGCAATAGCAAAGTATTCAGGCGCTGATGTCCCGCCTGTTTCTCCGCGTTCTCGCGCAAGTAAAGCAATAGCCAAATGAATAACAGGCATAGACGGGATCATTAACTCGTCAGTGTTTTCAGATAAAACAGCATTACGTTTAACACAATTAAAACGTATGTTGTACACACCATCTGGATTTGGATAAATGTCTACTTGAGTGTCTCCGTTGCCGTTAATTCCGTTGTACGTGTAGTATTCAGGCGAGCCGCTAACGGTGTTTTGATTGAGGTACTTATCGTTAAACCATGAAGAACCACGATATTCCATAAACACGTTAGAAGTATCGTTAATAACATCCAATGCTTTGACACGGTTTTGACTTCCTGTTAGCGCGTAATTAAAAATACCAGCAGTTGTTGTAATAGTTAACGTAGTTCTTAAAGCAGACCAGTCCCATGCGGTTTCTACTTGATCTTTAGCGTCATTAACAAAATCACCAACCATTTTGCTGTACGTGTTCTGTTGCACTGTTGTAACTTCGTCTTCGCGCATTCGCCTCAAAACGCTGTTTACTAACTGTAAATAAGTCATACTAATCCCTCAAACAAGCCTTTAGACAGGCGAGCTGTTAAGCTATCTAATTCTCTTACGTAATCTTTTTGCGGAGGAGTTATAATAGAAGCTATAGCAGGAGCAGTGTAGCTTATGCCTGTTCTAAATGGCTGGAAAGGCGCTGGTTTAAAACCACCAGTCATCATTCCTCCGCGTCCTGCGCCTCCGCCTCCGTCGCCTCCAGGTCCTCCTTCATCGCCTATGCCGGGATCGCCTGTGCTAGCTCCCGGTCCAAACGTAACAGATGGCCCTGAAGTTCCACCAGCAGGAGATTCAGGCCCTTCTGGTTCTTCGCCTACAGACGTACCATTTGTATCGCCACCTCCGCCTAACTCATCACCTTCCGGTCCTGTGCCGCCTGCTCCGGTTTCACCAGTTCCTGTTGTTGCGTCTGCTGCGTCGCCTTGAGTCATGCCTTCTTTAGTATCAGGACTGCCTGCTTCTGTCCACTTATCGTACCACGCCTGTTGTCCTTCAGTTGCTGTACCTGCTTCTACTTGAGCAATAATGTAGTCTTTGTTTTTTTGCCACTCTGTTCGTGTGTCTTCAGTAGTAGGCTCTTGTTCAGTCTCTACACCTGTGATTACAGCGTCTTCTGGTTTTTCAGTAGTAGTGTCTTGCGGAAGCGTACCGTCTGCATCTTCTATTGCTGACGTTGCGCCTTCAGAAACATCAACAACTTCTTCTACAGCAGATTGCTCTTGTTGGAGTTGCTCAATCTGCGCTAGTATAATAGCGGCTGTTATGTAATCTCCTTGAGACATGGCTTGTTGGTACTGTTCTTGAAGTTGCTCTAGCTCGGCACTAACCCCTGATGCTGGAGTTGACGGCGCTGATACTGCACCTCCTATCGGCTCTGCTGTACTTTCTGTAGGATCAGGTTCAGGCGCTGTTTCTTGTACATTTTCAGGCTCTACAGGCTCAGGCTCTACAGGCTCAGTTTTAGGTTCTTCAGCAAACGGGCTTTCTTCTACGACGTAAATGTCAGAAGAGTCAGGATCAACAAACACAGTGCCTGATAATTCATTAGGCTCTCCGTATAAATCTAGCGGAGTAGTTCCGTCTGTTATGTTCCACACACCCTCATCTGAACCGTCTAAAGCTCCTCCAACTAAAACAACAGTATCTCCAGAAACATTGACTCCTATTCCTTGTTCTTGCATATACTGCTCAAACTCTTCTACGGAACCAAACTTTTGCATAACAGCAGAAAGTTCTTCTGTAGTCATTTTTACCTGACCGTCAGCGCCACGTTGAACAAATAAATCATCAACAAGCTCTTGACCACTCATGTTGTCATAATCTTCTTTAGTCATTCCAAAGCCTTGGGTAGCTCCAGAAGGATCTCCAGAAGATAAATAATTTAAATATTCTTCTTTAGCTGCTCCTACATAGTTTCCTTCAGTGTCTACCCAACCTACGTCTGGATCGTAAACAGCAAGAACTGTACCATCCGCTGCTGTTAATATGCCGTTTTGAGAATCAAACACTTCTCCAGCAGCGTTTCCTTGTCCAGCATAAACGTAAACATTTCCGTCTGTGTCTACATAATTTCCAGTATCTCTGTCAACACGTAAACCAGTAATGTCACCTTGCGCTACAAGATTTCCGTTAATATCTTTGTAATATCTAGTTCCTTCTTGTACTGTAAAATCAGAACCAGCAACACCAACTTCTTGCAGATCAGACCCAGTAAGCATTCCATCGTTATTGGTGTCTAACTCATCCATAGTTCCCATATTGTCGCCATCATAGTTAAACACATTGCCATCTGCGTCAACCATAAG